GGTCAGGGATTCTCTGGTAAAAAGACTCAATTAGGAGTTAAGATGTCTAAGACTGTTAAGAAGGTTGGTGCTCTTAATTTAAAAACTCTTATTGAATCTGATAAGTTATTATCTTGTGATTATGATATCATGAGTGAATTGACAACATTCATTCAAAAAAGTAATTCATTTGAAGCAGAAGAAGGGTGTCATGATGACCTTGCAATGTGCTTGGTAATATATGCATGGTTAGTCCAAACTGATTATTTTAAAGAACTTACTGATCAAGATGTAAGAAAGAGGTTATATGAAGAACAAAGAAATGCAATTGAACAGGATATGGCTCCGTTTGGATTTATGGATGATGGAATGGGAGAAGACTCTTTTGTTGATGCAGAAGGAGATCAATGGTTTAAAGCAGATGAATATGGAGATAAATCTTATATGTGGGAATATATGTCATAGTGTTCATGCACCGTTCATAGCATTTTTTACCCGTGTAAATAACCTTTTTAATAAATAATTTCACGATAAACTGAGAAATTCGGAGAAAAAAAGCATGGCAACTCCTCAATTATCTCCTGGAGTACTGATAAGGGAGGTTGACCTCACCGTAGGTAGAGCTGAAAATGTTTTAGATAACATAGGAGCAATCGCAGGACCATTTTTACAGGGACCAATTGACGATCCTGTTGATATTGCAACAGAGCAAGATTTACTTAATGTATTTGGAGAACCACAAAACACAGACGCACAATATGAATACTGGATGACAGCATCGTCATTCCTTTCATATGGTGGTGTTCTTAAAGTAGTAAGAACAGACGACGACGATCTTAAAAATGCTAATGCTGGTGTTCAGGTAGCTGCTGCATCTGTTAAGGTAAAAGGATATGAAGATTACGTTGAGAATTATGCAGATGGTTCTACTTTCTTCTATGGTGCTAAGAATCCAGGTACTTGGGCCGAGAACTTAAAAGTATGTACTATTGACGGACAAGCAGATCAAAGAATTTCAGTTCCAGCAGCTGCAGTTACCGCAGCAACAGTTGGATTTGGTATTACCGAGTCTGTAAGTAATATAGTTATTCCTGGTGCAGGAAGTACATCAGCATTTACTGGACATATTAAAGGCATCATTACTGGTAAAGATGCAACAAATAACACACTTGATGTTAAGGTTCTTTCAAGAGTCGCAACTGACGGAACAGAAACTGCAATTGATTATGCAGAAGGAACTGATTTTGCAGCATTCTCTCAAACTGCAGTTCTTAGAATAGTTAACAACTCTGGTGCAGTTGTTGCAGGTGGTGCTTATACAGCAACATCTGCTCCTGACTGGTATGATCTACAGCAATTATCTCTTACTAATGCTAACATCTTTTGGAAAGAGATTGCACCAAAACCTACCACTTCATCATATGCTACTGATAGAAAGGCTAAGAATGATGAAATCCATGTTGTTGTCGTAGACGACTTTGGTACTATTACTGGTATTAAGGGTAATATTATTGAATCTCACATAGGTCTTTCTAAAGCAAAGGATGCAGTTTCTGCAGTTAATGCTCCACAGAAGATATACTATGAAGATTTCATTGCATTAAATTCAGCAAATATCTTCGCAAGTGCTAACCCATCATCAGTTGGATTAACAACTTATCTTGCTTCAACACCAACACCAACTGCTACTGGATTCTCTGCTGCATATACAAAAGTTACTGATGGTGACGGTCTTTGGGGACAAAAAGCTCAAGGAATAACCTACGCTGCAATCGGTAATCACACTTACACTTTCACTGGTGGTAAGAACTATAGTACAGGTGCTGTTGGATCTGCAGGTAACTTAACTGCAACATTAGGAAGTCTTAAGACTTCTTATGATCTATTCAGGAATCCTGAAATAGAAGTTGATTATCTAATTATGGGGCCAGGTGGAGCAACTAAATCCGAATCTCAAGCAAAAGCAAACAGTTTGATTGCAGTTGCAGGATTGAGAAAGGATTGTGTTACAACAATTGGACCACATAGAGCAGATATTGTTAATGTAGCAAATACTGATACTCAGACTACAAACCTAATAAACTTCTTTAGTCCACTAACTTCATCATCTTATGCAATATTTGATAGTGGTTATAAGTACGTTTATGATAGATTTAATAATAAATTCCGTTACATTCCATGTAATGGAGACGTTGCTGGTCTAATGACTCGCACAAATATCGTTGCTTATCCTTGGTTCTCACCAGCAGGACAACAACGTGGTACTATTAATAATGCAATTAAACTTGCATATAACCCAACAAAGGCTCAAAGAGATAAGATTTATCCTGCGAGAATTAACCCAGTTATTACACAACCTGGTGTTGGAACAATCCTATTCGGTGATAAGACTGGATTAGGTTATGCATCTGCATTCGACAGAATCAACGTTCGTCGTTTATTCCTTACAATTGAGCAAGCACTTGAAGGTGCAGCAAACGCTCAGTTGTTCGAGTTGAATGATGATTTAACAAGAGCAAACTTTAGAGCAATTGTTGAACCATACCTACGTGATGTTCAAGCAAAGAGAGGTCTTAACGGATTCCTCGTTATTTGTGATGAAACCAATAACACACCTGATGTTATTGATAATAATGAGTTTAGAGCAGACATCTTCCTGAAGCCTGCCAAATCAATCAACTATGTTACTCTTACATTCGTTGCTACCAGAACTGGTATCAGCTTTGAAGAAGTAGCAGGTCGAGTTTAAATTTAGCACATTAATAAAAGGAGGACATTAAAAAAATGGCTGTAACTAACACTCTAACCCAATTTAAATCAATACTGAAAGGTGGCGGTGCTCGCCCCAATCTGTTTGAAGTATCAATACCTAGATTTCCAGGACAAACTAAAGAAGCTCAAACTGATCTTCAATTCTTAGTTAAAGGAACATCTCTACCAGAATCCACAGTTGGATTGGTAGAAGTTCCTTTCAGAGGAAGAACTTTTAAAGTTGCAGGTGATAGAACATTTGCACCTTGGTCAATCACTGTCATTAATGATACTGATTTTGCAATCAGAAATGCTATGGAAGACTGGGTACAAACTATAGCACAATATCAAGATGGATCTGGGTCAACTTTACCTACAGATTATATGAGGGACGCTGAAGTTATTCAACTCTTCAGAAATAAAACTGATATGAAAAAAACTGGCGGTAATGATGTCAGAAATAATACCAATTATGCTGGTAGATATAAATTCTACGATATTTGGCCAACAAGTATCAGTGCTATTGATCTTTCTTATGATTCTTCAGATGTAATTGAAGAATTTACAGTTGAGTTCCAAGTTAACTACTGGGCTCCATTCAGAAAGTCTGACTAATAGCATTTATTATACTTTTGTGGTATAATAAATACTATGTAACTATAGAACATAGATAATGGCTAAATTGTTTGGATTCTCAATAGAGGATAACGAACCAATTTCACCTAATGCAGTTTCCCCCGTACCTCCAAATAAGGAGGACGGGGTTGACTACTATTTAAGTAGTGGATTTTTTGGTTCTTATGTTGATATAGAGGGAATCTATAAGACAGAATACGAATTAATAAGAAGATATCGTGAGATGGCATTGCATCCAGAATGTGATAGTGCCATTGAAGATGTTATTCAGGAAGCAATAGTTTCGGATCTGAATGATAGTCCTGTAGAATTGGACTTAGATCATTTAAATGCCAGTGATGGTATTAAGAAAAAACTTAGAGATGAATTTAAATATATAAAAGATTTATTAGATTTTGATAAAAAAGCACATGAAATATTTCGTAACTGGTATATTGACGGCCGAATTTTTTATCATAAGGTAATTGATTTAAAAAAACCTCAAGAAGGAATACAGGAATTAAGATATATTGACGCAATAAAAATGCGTTATATCAGACAGCAAAAGAAAAGTGATAATAATGCAAGTAGGTTCCAAAACCCAACGAGGCTTAATGATAATCCAATGGATTATGATTGGCCTGAAATAGAGGAATATTTCCTTTATAATCCAAAAGCATCATATCCTACTGGTGGAGCTGGATCTGCTGGTGGTGGAATCAAGATGACTAAAGATTCTATTGCTTATTGTACTTCTGGATTAGTTGATCGAAATAAAGGTAATACCTTATCTTTCTTACATAAAGCAATTAAATCACTCAATCAACTTAGAATGATTGAGGATAGTCTTGTTATTTACAGATTATCAAGAGCACCAGAAAGAAGAATATTCTATATTGATGTTGGTAATCTTCCTAAAGTTAAGGCAGAACAATACCTTCGTGATGTAATGAATAGGTATCGTAACAAGTTAGTATATGATGCTAACACTGGTGAAGTCCGTGATGATAAGAAATATATGGCAATGTTGGAAGATTTCTGGCTTCCAAGAAGAGAAGGTGGTAGAGGAACTGAAATTACTACTTTACCTGGTGGTCAAAACTTAGGTGAAATCACCGATATTGAATACTTTAAGAAGAAATTATTCAAGTCACTTAATGTTCCTATCTCTAGAATAGAAGGAGATGGTGGTTTTAATATGGGAAGATCATCAGAGATCCTCCGTGATGAATTAAAATTCAGTAAATTTGTTGGACGTTTAAGAAAAAGGTTCGCAAATTTATTCAATGATATGCTTAGAACACAATTATTATTGAAAAATATTATTACCCCAGAAGACTGGGAAGTAATGAGTGAGCATATACAGTATGACTTCTTATATGATAATCACTTCTCAGAATTAAAAGAAACTGAGTTATTTAATGAAAGAATGGCAGCTGCAACAGCAGCAGAACCATATGTTGGGAGATACTATTCTCAGGATTATGTAAGAAGAAAACTTCTAAGACAAACTGATGAAGAGATTATCGAACAAGATAAACTCATGAAGAAGGAAATAGAAGATGGTGTTATTCTTGATCCAATGGCTCCAGTTGATCCTGAAACTGGACAACCATTAGATAATTTGGGAGCTCCTATTATGGAACCAGATCTAGAAAAACAAGCACAGGCTGTTGATTCTGCTAATATTCCCACTGGTGGAGAGATATAAATATTAGGACTATATATGTTTTTGATTTAAAATGGAAGACAATTTAATGGATATGATCATTTCTGATGAGTCTCCATCCAATATTAGCGATAAGATCAAGGATATTCTGTATGCAAAATCAGCAGAAAAAATTGATGCTGTTAAAGGATCAGTAGCAGCTTCTACTTTTGGTGCTGATCCAGCAGATCAAGAGGCTGTAGATCAAGCAGTTTCGGATGCTGCGGATGTAATTTCTGGTGCTGATAAGACTCCAGAGGCATCTGACGCAGAGTAATTATAAATAACTATTAATGCAATATTAGTTTCGGAATAAAATGAAACTCATAAGAGAAGAAATTGAATCGGTAAA